GGGAGGCATCGGTTTCGGCATCCAGCACCGAATATTTCCTGTCGGGATGGCTCTTCTTTGATTGTAGCCAAATTCCAGAATGGCCCAGCAGTTGTAATCTGCATCATAGCATCCAACGACCGTTTCTTCTTTGAAATTGCCTTTTTCAACGAACAAAACGGGCTCCAGACTCTCCGGTAGCCGTTCTGACGGGGAAATCCACTCGACTGTTTGCTTGTTCATTTTACCACCTCCGGCGGCTCCAGCAGCGGAGCCCAGAACTTCACAGCACCATAGGGCGTATCTGCCGCTGGGCGACCATCCTCGATGTACCACTTGCCGTTTTCAATCCAGCCCTTCATGGTGTTCCGGCTCTCGCAGCAGACCCACACAAGTTCGCTCATGATGCAGCAGTGCTTCTCTCCCGCGTTCTCCCAGCTTTGATCGTGGACAGGCGGTGGGGTTTTGGCATCGTGCCACGATACGCGGCGAATAAAGTCAACGACCATGCGGGATGCTTCTTTCAGCTTTTGAGCAGCTTGTTCCTTGCCATTGAATCCGCCATAATACTCAGCCTCGGCCAGAGCGTCCGTGTCGGTTTCCGGGTCGATAAAGCGCAGGGCTTCTTCCAGTGTCATTTTGAACACCCCCTTTTCAGACAGACCCATGGATAACCGTTTCTGCGCGGGCTATGCGTGTAAACCATCGTTGCGCTGCGGCAGAAGTTGTACTCTGCACATCCCGCACAAAAATCCTTGCGGTTCTCGTAAAGCGTTTTGACTTCATAGTCTGGCGGGGCATCAGGGCTGACTCTCTTGGAGTACATAAGCATACTGTCCCAGTAGAACCTGACCTCGTCGGCTTCTTCCTGCCGGCTGATCTGCCCGGAAACATCGATTGCGACAAGCGCGATGGACAGCGGCACCGCGATGCCGATGCCGACCGGAATTACAATTGCCCAGTTCACTCTGTGTACCTCCGTGCGTCCTTGTTCCAGCGCAGCGTAATGGGGTTGCCGCACTTGCAGGGGATGGTGATCTCCAGCTCCATGATGTTGGTCTTGCCTTTGGCCACCAACCCGCAGCAGCCGCAGGCGAACTTATAGGGGGCAAGCCCCCTCTCAAGCGAGATCGTAGCCCCGCAGCGGCAACCTATGGACATCTGCGGAACGTGGAGATATGTACCGAACTCCTTGCCGCAGCAGGGGCAGGTCAGGTGCAGAAGCCCACGTGCGCCGGGCTCCGGCGGGCGATTACTCTTTCTCATGGTCGGCTCCTTTCTCGGTCTGAAACCGAATCACTTCCCGGAACAGCAGCTCATTGTTGTGCTCCGATTCAGTCATAAAGTTGATGTACTCCCGGAACAGCTGGCGGTCATGCTGCTGCCGGCTGGTTTCGCCCAGCAGGGCACCGATAGCCACGCCCACGGCCAGCAGCGCAATGTTGATGAAGATCTGATCAGGCATTGTCATCACCCAGCACTTTCTCGATGAGGTCAAAGACCATTTCCCGGTCTTCGGTGGTCAGGAAGTCAGCCGCCATGATTTCAAACTTGAGGCGGTCAGCGTATTCTTTCAAATCGCCCATGGTTTACTCCTCTCCCAGCTGGGCAAGGATCTCGTTGCCCTTGTCCATCAGTTCATCCCGCCGTTTTTTCTGCTCAGCCTCCAGCTTTTTCATTTCCGCCTGATACTTTTTCAGAGTTCCCGGCCGGAAATGCTTGCTCTGCCCCATACGGATTTTTGCGGCAATTTTCTTGTGCCGTTCAACGGTCTGGCGCAGTTCAGTGTCCGTGGTCAGAATCTGATAGCGATGGTGACAGCCGGGGCAGGTGAAATACTGCACCATGTAATCGCCGCTCCATGTACTGCGGATGCCGGCTGTCTGGATGCTGAACGGTGTGCCGCAGCAGTCACACTTTACAAGGTCGGTCATTCGCCATACTCCTTTCTGCACAGCTGGAACGCATTGCAGTGGTCGTCGCAAGTTTTGCAGCACTTGTCGCATTCAGGGTGAGCAGCTTTGCACTTATCACAGGGGGTGTCCGCTTTGCTGCCGGATCCATACACCGCAAAAAGCTGGTGGGTGCCGTCCTGCAAAGCCTTTTCGTCATCGGCCATTTCATAGCCGAGGACTGTCAGCAGTTCATAGGTGCTGTCGAGGTCGTCATTTTTGCGGTGAACGAACTTGCTTGCACCTGTCGGTCCATTCCATTCCGTGCTCCAATAGCCCTCACGACTACCGTCCGTCGCATCGAAGGCAACCGCCAAGAGAATCTTCTCCGGCTCGGTATCGTAAGCGTTGAACATTTTCAGGGCATCTTCTAATTCCGTGTCTTCCCGAATCTGCTCATCCAGACCGATGCCGAGCAGCCGCAACACGTTTTCGTCATCCTCCATGTGCCGATATTCGGTCAGAATCGGGGTGGAATAAGCCAAGATTTCCGGCAGGTGCTTTTTGCACTCTGCGGGAGTCAAGTCCTTCACGAACTCCCAGCGCAGCTCGTACATGAACTTCGTAACAGCGGCAAACTGTTCTCTCGCAAGCTGCTCGGTGGCTCTTGCGGCCTCCCTCGCCGAGTTGCTGGCATCCTCGGCTTCCGTATCGCGAGGTTTGTACAGGTCAATCTGATTTTCACTGACCTTATAGACATAAGCAATCTTGTCGGCATCTTCCGGCATGACGACTTCCTTTTTTGCGCCCCACTTTCCGTACGCATTTACATGCTCATGCGTCTGGTAGGAGGCCTGCGAATCTTCCGTAGCGAATTTTTTCAGCTGCTCAATCCATTCGGCCTTTTGGTGCTGCCATTTTTGCTGCTCCAGCGCATCCTGCATGGCCCGGTTGAAGTTCTGCGTACCGAGGGTTTCCAATACCCGGTTTCGGGCTTCCAAGTCCTCGATTTTGTCCAGCTGGGCGAAATCGGACAGGGTGGCACCGCGCTTTTCGGCTTTTTTGAAGCTGTCGCGATTCAGTTCCAGCAGCTTGATGCGCCGCCGGATAGTGGACTGGGAGAACCCCGACTTGTCGGAGATCTGCTCCACTGTCTGCCCGAAGTCCATCATCATCTGGAAGCCCTGCGCCTGTTCGTAGACGGTGAGGTCTGACCGCTGCATATTCTCAACCATCATGGTCTGCATCTGCTCCCGCTCGTCCATCTCCACGATGGCGCAGGGCAGTTCGTACAGTCCTGCCTGCTGCGCTGCTGCTGCCCGGCGGTGGCCGATG